ACATATGAGAATTATTTTGGGATTCCAGAGGAAACTCATGACTCAACGCCCAAAGAGATTCCGAAACCTACGCCAAAACTCGTATCGAATCCGATACCCGAACACGATGTTCGCCCTGAACCGGAAATTGCGCTGGCGCAACAGCCAGAATCGGTGGAGAATGTGGAAAAAACTGTGGATAACCATGAAGAAGGTCAAAAAACAGCAGTTCCAGAAAAAGAGGACTCTACATCAGGAAAACCTAAAGCAGATTCCTATTCTGAAACACCAGAATCTCAGCCGGAAAACATAGAAAAAAGTCAAGAAACAGCACTTCCAGAGCCGGAACCACAGATTCCAGGCCAGGACAGCATTGAAAACCATCCGGAATATATGCCAGAACCGGAAGAACAGCCAGAAAGCAATCTGAAACCAGAATTGCAGGAAGACCATCTCGGTGAGGCCAACGAAATGGTGACGGAAGAACTGGAAATTGCGCCGGCGCAATCCGGATCAGAGCCGCCTGCAGCAGAACCTAAGACCAGAAAAGAGTATATAGATACGTTAACAGTTTATGGAACAGCTGAGTATATAGCAAGAGCTATGCGGCAGTTCGCAAACAAAACCTACAGCACGCTTCTGGATCCTGCGTTCTGGGAAACATGGCTAAACGGAAAAGTAGACCATAACGGAAGACCCTGGGAAGATTAAGGGTGCCCTAAAATTCACATAGATACATCCTTCCTGTGTGAGCCTGTCAGATCACAGGAAGGGGAAAGGAGAAAAATGAATCTCAGACAGAAAAAGAAATTATTTAGAAAAGTAACCGGTCAGAATCCTCCGAGATGGATGCATTACAGTAGCCGCCGGTTCCATGATTTTCTTTGCAAACCCTGGGGCGGACTGGCAGCGCTGAAGAAACAGGAAGCCACCAGAACAGTAGAAGATTTTAATCGAAATATCCAGAACAGGAATTATCTGCTCAGAGAGGCAAGGAGGTATACCAGATGAAACAGGGAGGATTATTATTTCCTAAAACACCTGTAAAAAAGAAAAAGAAAAAGCATGGCAAGTGTATTATGCCCGGAGACAAGAAAGAGTGTTGCTACATATGCGGAGTAACAGAAAATATCCATAGACACCATGTTTTCTTCGGTACTGCAAATAAAAATTGGTCAGAACGTTATGGCTTAACTGTTCACCTCTGCGTAAACTGCCATGAAATTTCACCAACATCTGTACATAAATGCAGAGAAACTAATTATCTGTTAAAACAGATAGGCCAGAGAGCTTTTGAGAGAGAACATGGTACCAGAAAGGAATTTATAAAGATATTCGGCAAAAATTACCTGGAGGATGAATAAATGAACATAGGAAAAGCAACCGCAATATTCAAAGATATCCATAACGAAGAAACAGAAGTAGAAGACAAGATCATAGCAATTCAGGAAGTGATTGATATGCCTACACATAACAGTATTACCAAGAAGAGCATGCTGGAGGTACTTCACTGGCTGATCGAAGAATACATCTAAGGAGGATACATATGGATTCCAGACAGAGAGCAGTAACCTGCAGACACAGTACCGGGAAAGTAGCAAATACGGCAGTATTCGTCCGTCCAACCTGTCCGAATATGCATATAATCAAAAATAAGATTGTAACATCCAACTTTCGTTGCAAAGACTGCAGATTTTACGAAGAAAAAACAATAAGATGAAAACAGGCCGGGAGCTGACAATAGTTCCCGGCTAAAAGCATGAAAAGAAGGAAAGGGGAGCGATACCGATGGAAACGACAGAGATTACAATTCAGGAAGAAAACGAACAGAAGAAAGAATACTTGAAATCCTACCGGCGAGCGATAAAGAGAGAGCAGGACATCCTGGATGAGATCCAGCGGCTGAGACTGGATAAAATGTTTCCATCGGTAGTCAATGATGGAATGCCACACGGCAGCAGTCATTCAGATCTGTCTGATTACGCAGCTATTCTGGATGAACAGATAGACCTTCTGAAAGAGGAACGCCTGGAAAGAGTGAGATGTTACCAGAAGATTGAGAGACAGATCCGCCAGATGGAAAATGAAGATGAGCAGGAAGTGCTGAGGCTGCGGTACATACTTGGGATGAAATGGGAAGAAGTGGCTGTGAAGATGAATTATAACTCAATCCATCCAGGACAAAGAAACATACAATAAAAACAAAAAAGAAATCCGTGCCCAGGTTGCTGCCTTCCAGGAAGCAGTATGGGATATGCAGGATTCCATGGAAGAGGCAGACAGCACAACAGGGGAGGATACCACAGATGAAACTCAGGAATAGTCAGATTATTTCTTTTCTGAACACATACGCTGCAATAAAAACAAAGAAACTCCCTGTAAAATTGGGATATGCAATCAAAAAGAACGTATCGGCAGTAACTGCAGCTTCTGAAGCTTATTCTGCAGAAAGAAATGAGCTTTTAGAGCATTACGCACAGAAAGGCGAAAACGGACAGTTTCTGGTAAACGACGGTTGTTATGTGATCCCGGATCAGGAAGGATATGCAAAAGATATTGAGGAACTTCTGAATATCGAAACCGAAGCAGAGATCCAGACAGTCTCTCTTGATGTGCTGGAGAAATGCGATGATCCCAGATTTGATCCGTTGACCATCGAGGAGCTGACTGCCCTGGAATTTATGACAGAGTAAAGGAGGTACCTGAATGTATCAGTCAACGGAAGCCTTCGGAAATCTGATACAGCAGGATTCCCGAACGTTTAAAAGCCTGATCACTTATGATGACACCAGCATCACGAATGCCAAAAACATTAAGTTTACCGGCGGATCTGAAGGAGAGGATGATTTCTCCCTGGGCTCCGTGGTGTCCCAGTATGTAGAAGCAACAATCCCGGATTGCGCCGGCGCAATTGAAAACCATGAATTTTTACTGCAGATCGGCATGGACATAGATGGCCTGACGGAATACATTCCCATTGGATATTTTACAGCCGGAAAGCCCAAAAAGACGGAGAACCAGATAGAATTTACGGCATATGACCGTATGATGAACCTGGAAACACCTTTTTCTTCCAGCCTTCCAGATAATACGGATACGATTGCAATATTGAAACGCATTGCAGAGATTACACGGGTACCGGTGATAACAGAAGGACTTGATGCAATCACAATGGCGAACCCGAAAGGCTATTCCTGTCGTGAGGTCCTTTCCTATGTAGCTCAGATGTATGGCGGATTTGCTCTCTGTAATCGTCAGGGGCAGATAGAGATCCACACATATACAGACAGCGACTACACGGTAGGGACCGGACGGTACTGGGATAATTTTGAGCATAACGAGTATCCATTTAACGTAGAAAAACTGACCTGCTATACAGGAAAAGATGAAGAAGGGAACAGCAGCTCCATATCTGCAGGCAACGGAGCAAGAGCGGTTACCTTTTCCAATCCATTTATGACAGAAGATGTGCTGAACAATATCCTTTCAGCAATCGGCCAGTTTTCTTATATGCCTGGAAATCTGAAACTCTTAGGAGATCCCCGCCTGGATCCCTGGGATATTTTAACAGTAGAGGACCTGAATGGAGATTCTTACAAGGTTCCTGCTATGAAGCTGGAATGGGAGTATGACGGCGGTCTGACGCATACGATCGAAGCGGTTGGCTTGTCTGAAGAAGAAACAAATGCAGACTATAAAGGTCCCCAGACAAAAGAAATGGATCGTTATTACGCCCAGCTGGTCATGATCGATCATGCGATGATCAACAAGCTGGATGTAGACACGGCTAAGATCACCTATGCGACGATTACAAACCTGAATGCTACGAATGCCAATATTGAAATGCTGAATGCAGACGTAGGAAATTTCCGGGATCTGACCGCGACCCAGTTCAAAGCTGCCAATGCAAAGATTGATATCCTGGATGGCAACTATGCCAATATCAAGACACTTCTTTCCGGAAATGCTGGAGTGGGGGATCTACAGAATATTCACCTGACTTCTCAGAATGCGGTGATCGATTCGGCACTGATCCGGAATGCAGTAATGCAGACGGTCACGATATCCGATCTTTTGGCGGGAACTATTTCTACGGATAAATTTACGATCGTCTCAGATGATGGCGGGATCCAGATACAGGGAGCCACCCAGCAGTGGAAGGATGCCAACGGCGTGGTGAGACTGCAGGCAGGAAAAGATGCATCCGGGAACTTTGCTTTTGCACTGTTCGATGAGACTGGAAAAGGGATTTTGATTGATGCAGCCGGCGTTCAAAAAGGCGCAATCGCAGATGGCGTTGTAGTAGACAGCATGGTTTCAGACAATGCGAATATCGCAGCTTCCAAGCTGGACATTGACAGCTTGTTTAAGGAGATCAATAACAGTGCCCAGGTGATCAAGAGTAGCCGGATCTGGTTTGATGATTCCGGACAGAATCTGAACCAGGCATACTCTCAGATCAGCAAAAATATTACTACCGTGCAGGAAACTGCCAATAGTGCCACCGGCACTGCAAAGGCTGCCAGCGATACTGCAGACGCTGCGGCAGATACAGCCAGAAAAGCACTGGATACATTATCCGGGATCAGTACACTGGATGCGATCGGAGCATTACTTGATAATGATGCGCATGTAGTTCATACGAATCCGGATGGAACCGGCGGGGATTATAGCACCTGCCATACAACCATGAAAGTATATCTGGGAGATACAGACGTTTCAGACCATATTGACGCAATGAGGGTAACAGTTTCAGAAGGAATCACGGGTACCTGGAATGCCAGAACCCGGACCTATCAGGTAACAGACATGACCACTGACAGCGGTTATGTAGATATCGAAGCACAATACGGCCTGGAATCAAAAGCCCTGCAGCTCGGTGATGAAATATTAGTGATTGGCGGAAAGATCCTGACGATAAAAAATAATGGTGTCTGGATCAAAAAACGTTTTTCTATCAGCAAGTCAAAAGATGGAAAGATCGGTATTTCTTATAATATTCAGACCAGCACATTGGTTCTGAGAAAACAAAAGGATGGAAAAACACTTTTGCCATCCAGTGTGACTTTCTCAGCATATAAAAATGACAATGGTCTGATAAGCAGCTATGCAGGGATTTTCCAGATAGAAGAAT